TCGACTCAGTAAGTTTAAGAATATGATTAAAGCAGTCAATGAAGGTCGATGGGCTAGAGCCGCTGATGAGATGGTAGACTCTCGTTGGTACAACCAAGTTGGCAACAGGTCTGTTGAGTTAGAAAACTGGATGAGAAATGTGTAATGGCTGATTTAATTCCTTTCGATCCGTCTATGCATACACCTCAAGACGTTGGTTTTGGAAGCCCATCTACGGAATATTTAATTACTATTGATGGCCCTGATGGTCAAGTTATTGTTGTACCTTCAATTTGGTGGAATAGTGAAGGAAACCCTGTATTTTTAGGTGACATAGAAACAGATAAAATAAACCAACAAGAAATACTTGATTTAGTTCAGCAGTACGAGGAAAGTACAAAAGAACGCTTTCCACGATTTGGTAAAGCAGGAATAGCAGATAATTATCGTATTGCAGACCGATTTGCTCAAACAAGATCAAAAGCTGGTGGAGCATCTTCAATACCATTAACTAGGGCGTTAGACCAAGAGTTTTCGCCCTTAAAATGACTGAACTCAAAGTAGAGCTGTTACCATGGCAACAAGAAGTATTTGATAGCCCAGTACGATTTAAGATTGTTGCGGCAGGTCGTCGTACAGGAAAGTCTCGACTAGCGGCATGGATGTTAATCATCAACGCATTGCAGACTGATAGAGGGCATGTGTTCTACGTTGCACCTACTCAAGGTCAGGCACGTGACATTATGTGGAACACCCTGTTAGAGTTAGGTAACCCTGTTGTTACATCATCGCATGTGAACAACATGCAAATTAAGCTCATCAACGGTGCAACAATATCGTTGAAGGGCGCTGACAGACCAGAGACGATGCGTGGTGTCTCTCTGAAGTTTTTGGTGTTGGATGAATACGCAGACATGAAACCGTCTGTATGGGAAACTGTACTGCGTCCTGCACTGGCTGACCAGAAGGGTTCAGCAATGTTTATTGGTACTCCTCTTGGAAGAAACCACTTCTATGAGCTGTACAAGTATGGTGAGTTAGCTGATGACCCGACATATCAGGCATGGCACTTCACCAGTTATGACAATCCGTTACTAGATCCAGAAGAGATCGACATGGCTAAGAAGTCAATGTCGAGCTATGCATTCCGACAGGAATTTATGGCGAGTTTTGAAGCTCTTGGTTCAGAGATTTTTAAAGAAGATTGGATTAAGTTCACGGATGAAGAACCGACCGAAGGTGACTACTATATTGCAGTTGACCTTGCAGGCTTTGCAGACATTGCGGGCAAAGCAACGGGCAAATCTTCAAAGCTTGATAATACGGCTATCGCCATTGTCAAAGCCGGAACTGAGGGGTGGTATGTTGCTGACATTGTCTATGGGCGTTGGGACATCAAAAAAACAGCCCGTAAGATATTTGAGGCTGTTCGTGAATATCAGCCTATTGCGGTGGGTATTGAAAAAGGTGCGCTACGTAATGCGGTTCTTCCGTACCTAACAGATTTAATGAAGTCTGAGCAACGGTTCTTTAGAGTTGAAGAACTAACCCACGGTAACAAGAAAAAAACTGACCGTGTTGTCTGGGCTTTGCAGGGACGCTTTGAGCATGGCAACATCTCATTAGCAGAAGGGGAATGGAATACAGAGTTCTTAGATGAGCTATTCCAGTTTCCAAATCCGTTAGTGCATGACGATTTAGTTGATGCACTGGCGTATATTGATCAGCTTGCTAAGGTTAGCTATTACGTTGACTTTGAGGAAGAAGAATTTCAATTTATTGATCCAATCGCAGGGTATTAAATATGGATTATGAAAATCGTTCACTAATGTTAGCTGGCTTAGAAAACTGGGTCATTGGTAAATGTGATCAGTGGCGAGACCACTATGAAGCAAACTACTCTGAAAAGTTTGATGAGTATTACAGACTATGGCGTGGTATTTGGGACCCATCAGATAAGATGCGAGACTCAGAGCGTTCACGCCTAATCAGCCCTGCGCTACAACAGGCTGTCGAGTCTGCGGTTGCTGAAGTTGAAGAGGCTACATTTGGACGTGGTGTATGGTTTGATATTAAAGATGACTTAGGTGACCAGAATCCTGTTGACGTACAACAGCTACGTAACCAGTTAGCTGAAGATTTTCAAAAGACTCAAGTGCGGAAAGCTGTTGCAGAATGCGTATTGAATGCCGCAATCTTTGGCACTGGTATGGGTGAACTGGTCTTAGAAGAAAAGAAAGAGATGAGACCGGCAACACAGCCTGTACTGGACGGTGCTATGGCGGCTTTCGGTGTGATGGAAACAGATCGCTATGTTGTTCGTTTACGCCCGGTGTTACCGCAGAACTTCCTGATTGATCCGGTTGCAACATCTATTGAAGAAGCAATGGGCGTAGCTATCGATGAATATGTACCCCGTCATCACATTCTAAACGGTATTGAAAACGGTATCTATCGCAACATTGAAGTTGAGAACACCTACACCGACACCGACTTAGAGCCAGACAAGCAGTTGGTGATGTACGACGAAGATAAAATACGTCTGACTAAGTATTACGGTTTGATTCCATCTGAGTTGTATATTGATGCAATTTCAGAAGGGTTATCTGAAGAGGAGGTTGAAGACTTAGACACTCCATCAACAGAATACATTGAGGCTATCGTAGTGCTTGCTAACGGTGGTCAATTACTCAAAGTAGAGGCTAACCCCTACATGATGCAAGATCGCCCTGTGGTGGCTTTCCCATGGGATGTCGTACCCGGTCGTTTCTGGGGACGTGGAATCTGTGAAAAGGGTTACAATGCACAGAAAGCGTTAGACACTGAACTGAGAGCCAGAATTGATGCGCTTGCGCTTACTGTACACCCTATGCTTGCTGTTGATGCTTCACGTCTTCCTAGAGGGGCAAAGATGGAAATCAGACCCGGCAAGACGATTCTTACCAACGGAAATCCTTCAGAGATCCTCCAACCGTTTAAATTCGGGTCGCTTGATCAGGTCTCATTCACCCAAGCTCGTGACCTGCAAACTATGGTACAGATGGCAACAGGTTCTATCGATGCCGCCGGAATACCCGGTAGTATTAACGGAGACTCTACTGCCGCCGGTATCTCAATGTCGCTCGGTGCAATCATCAAGCGTCACAAGCGTACACTGATTAACTTCCAAGAAGCTTTCTTACTACCGTTTGTTGAGAAAGCGGCATACCGGTACATGCAGTTTGATCCTGAACTGTACCCTGTACAAGACTATAAGTTTGTAGCATCAAGCTCGTTAGGCATTATCGCCCGTGAGTATGAGGTAACACAGCTTGTTCAATTGTTGCAGACTATGTCACCGGATAGCCCGATGTATCCGATGTTGATTGAATCTATCGTAGACAACATGAACCTGTCGAATCGTGAAGCAATCATCGAAGGGCTTCGTCAGGCTAATCAGCCTAACCCAGAAGAGCAACAGATGCAACAACAGCAGATGCAAGCTCAGATGGCGGCACAACAAGCTCAGTTGGATCTATCAAATGCTCAGGCTACTGAAGCAATGTCTAGAGCTAGAAAGAATGCGGCTGAAACAGGCTTAACAGCCTATGAAGCTGAAACAAACCGATTGAAGGTTCTAACAACCAATCTAGAACCCGGAGATCAGGACGAGAAGGAATTTGAGCGTCGAGTGAAGTTAGCTGAGTTGTTACTCAAAGAACGAGCGATTGCATCAGATGAAGCTATTGTATCTAAACAAATGAGGGAAAATAATCAATGATTACCCAAACAGAACTGAATCAAGTATTGATTGAAATCAACAAAATCCTTGATGGATTAAACAAACGTATCACAGATCTAGAGAAGGCACAAGCCCCTATTAAGAAGCCAACACCCTCTAAGTCTTGACTTTTGGCATAAAATATGCTAGAATATTCTTTATAGACAACGCACCAATAGGAGAATGTGTTGACAAAAGAAGATGAAAAATATTATGAAACCTACTTCGACCTCTTCCTTCATTCAGGATGGAAGCAGTTGGTAACAGACCTTACTGAAAGTTTGGATTCTTACCGAATAGAAGATATTGCAGACGCTGATGCCCTAAAGCGGGTACAAGGCGAAAGAGCAATATTAAGTAGGCTTGTAAATTTTGAAGTTTCTATAAAGGAAACCTATGATTTAATATTGGAGGCCGAACGTGCTGAAGCGGTTTGACTTCCGATGTACAGAATGTAATCACATTGAAGAACAATGGGTAGACTCTGAAGAGAAGCTAGCCACTTGTTATGAATGTGGACATACCGCCGTGCGGATAATCTCTCCGATTCGAACACATTATAAGGGATCAGGTTGGCCTGATGCTGACGATAAGTGGGCTAAGGATCATGAGAGAGCCGCTCGTAAATAAACACTTCCATAATGCTTTAACGGCACGGAGTACAATATGGCAACATTAATTGAGCGTCCTGAAGAGGACACAACTGAAGAGTACACAACGCTCGAAAAAACTGAAGAACAATTTGAAGAGCCTGAACAGCCTGAAGAGGTAACTGAACAGGAAGATGAAATCCCTGATAAGTATCAAGGGAAAGACATCAAAGATATCGTTAGGATGCACCAAGAAGCCGAAAAGCTTTTAGGTCGTCAAAGTTCTGAAGTTGGAGAGTTGCGGAAAATCGTTGATGACTTCGTAAAGACTCAACTCGATACACAAAAACAAAGCCCACAGGCACAGGTCGAAGAAGACGAGTTAGACTTTTTCTATGATCCTGAAGCCGCTGTTCAGAAGGTGATTGACCGTCATCCGAAGATTAAAGAAGCCGAAGAATACACCCGCCAAGCTAAGCAGGCGTCAATTATCGGTAAGATCGAACAGAAGCACCCAGACTTCAAAGACATTGTTGCTGACAATGCATTTGCAGAATGGGTTCAAGCTTCAAAAGTTCGAACAGAGCTTTATATTCGGGCTGACCAGCAATTTGACTTCGACAGTGCTGATGAGCTTCTAAGCCTCTGGAAAGAGCGTAGACAAGCTGTATCAAACACTGAAGACCTCAATAAAGCTGATCGGCAACGACAGGCAAGAGCCGCCTCAACAGGAGCCGCTAAAGGATCGGGTGAAGCCCCATCTCGAAAGATCTATCGACGTGCCGACATTATTGAACTCATGCAGAAAGATCCAAAGCGTTACAATGCCATGGCTGATGAAATCATGGCGGCGTATGCAGAGGGTCGTGTTAAATAACCTAAAGCATTAAGGAGCTTTAAAATGGCACTTGGTACTAACCACGTCACCAATACTACTGGGGCTACTTTCATCCCAGAGATTTGGTCCGACGAAATCATTGCGGCCTACGAGAAATCACTCGTATTGGCTAATCTTGTTAACCGTATGCCCATGACAGGCAAGAAAGGCGATACACTTCATATCCCTAAGCCTACTCGTGGCGATGCATCTGCAAAGACTGCTGAAGCTCAGGTCACCCTGATTGCGGCAACTGAGTCAGAAGTGCAAGTCACTATCGATCAGCACTACGAGTATTCTCGTTTGATCGAAGACATCACTGACGTGCAAGCTCTGTCTTCACTCCGTCAGTTCTACACTTCAGACGCTGGCTATGCGCTTGCTAAGCAAGTTGACACTGATTTGTTTGCTCTTGGCAAATACCTCGGTGACGACAACGGTTCCGGTTCTGACTGGATTCACAGCAACTCGTTCTACATGGACGCTTCTACAGGTCTCACAGCTTACGCTGTTGACACTGTGGTTCCTGCTGATATCTTCTCAGACACAGGTTTCCGTGCCGCTGTTAAGCAGTTAGACGACAACGATGTTCCTATGGACAATCGTTACCTCGTTGTACCACCTTCAGTCGTTCAGACTATCCGTGGTATTGACCGTTACAACTCATCTGATTTCGTATCAGGTCAGCCTGTAGCTAATGGAAACATTGGATCACTTTACGGTATCCAAATCTATGTTTCTACTAACTGCCCTGTTACTGAAACAGCCGCTGAAAACGCCGCTACCAGTGGTGGCGAGTTGAAGGCAGGTCTGCTAGGTCACAAAGACGCTATGGTCTTTGCAGAGCAGATGGGCGTCCGCTCACAAACTCAATACAAGCAAGAGTATCTTGGTGACTTGTTCACTGCCGACACTCTCTACGGCGTAAAAGTTTTACGTCCTGAATCAGCATTGGCATTGATCTTCAACGCCTAATCTGATTACTCTAGGGGCCTCAATCGAGGCCTCTTTCTAATTCTAATCACTGGAGAGACTAATGGCGATCTTTCGTGGAACTGGTAGCGCATCTGCTACAGCCGATCAAACAACGATTGATACAGTAACACAGGCTGTTGTAGACGCTGAAGCGGCACAGACTGCGGCGGAAGCGGCACAGACTGCGGCAGAAACAGCGAAAACAAATGCTGAGAATCTCTACGGTGATCTAGCGGCTGTAAGCACTGCTAAGACTGATGCAGAAACAGCGGCTACCACAGCAACAACTAAAGCAAGTGAAGCATCTGACGATGCGGCTGATGCACAGAAACTAGCACTCAACCCTGTAGACTCAGAGTTTACACTGTCTGATGGATCTACTACAGGCTACTCAGCCTTACACTATAACACACAAACACAGTTACGTTACGATAACTTTGATGACCGTTACTTAGGTGCTAAATCGGCAGAACCATCTGTAGATAATGATGGCGACCCTTTAATCACCGGTGCGATGTACTTCGACACCACTGATAATTTAATGTATGTGTGGACTGGATCAGGCTGGGTTAACGTAACACCGTCTTCAACAGTCACTATTTCTCAAGTAACAGACGTTACCTCTAATGCATCAGAACTCAACATCCTCGATGTCTCTGCACAGACTCCCTCAGACGGTCAGGTATTAACATACAACACAGTCGGTGATTTAAACTGGGCTACACCTACAGACCTTGTAGGTATTTCTAATCTTGTTGAAGATACCACACCACAGCTAGGTGGTGACCTAGACACTAACGGTAATGCTATCACAGGAACCAGTGTAGACATCAATGCTTCTAATGGCGATTTAATGATTACTGCCACACAAGATGGCCCAGTAGCATTGCGTTACGATGGTAATTTAAAATTATCAACAAAGTCAGACGGCGTAAACATCACAGGTGAAATTGAGGCGGATAGCCTAGACATTGATGGCAATGGTGACATTACTGGCAACTTAACGATAGGTGGCACAGTAGATGGTAGAGATGTAGCAACTGATGGTACGAAACTAGATGGTATTGCTTCTAGTGCTACTGCTAATCCTAATGCTATAGATAATGTAGTAGAAGATACAACACCACAATTAGGTGGTAACTTAGACTTAAACTCTAATAACATTACTGGCACAGGTAACATTAATATAACAGGCTCAGTCGCAACAGATAGAGCAACTGGTACAGTCACCACAGACAACGATCTGTCATTCGACATGAACGCTACCAACTTCTTCAAATGCACACCAACAGGCAATGGTACGCTGACGTTCACGAACATCACAGCAGGACAGTCTGGCAACATCTGGTTAGACAACTCTGGCGGTCACACTATCTCAGCCGCCGCTAGCACATACATTGCCAGTGCAGACCTCACTACCATCTCAACAGCAGGAGTGTACTTCCTGTCGTACTACTCTGATGGTACGAACGTGATGGTCAGTGCGACTCCGGCAGTCACAAGCGCAGGAGCATAACGTGGCAGTATTGCAAGGTAATGCAAAGCAAGGCTCTACACGGGGCTTCTATCCTAAGACCATTGAAGGATCGCTACGGTTTAACGATGATGACAGTGCGTACCTGCGTTGGACTCCTGATAGTGCGGGTAATCGTAAGACTTGGACATTTAGCTGTTGGGCAAAATATTGCATTAGTTCTACTGATTCCGTTTTATTAGATTGTTACAACGGATCAGATACAAATAACCGAGCTATCATTGCATTTGATAATGGCCGTGAATTGGCGTTTTCAAATTACGAAGGTGGGACAAATAAAAAGCTAATGACGGATCAAGTGTTTCGTGATCCTTCTGCTTGGTATCACATCGTAGTTCAATTTGATTCGACTCAAGCAACCGAATCAGACAGAACGAAATTTTATATTAATGGTGAACGTGTTACTCAGTTTAGAAGTGGCAATGAAAACTATGTAGCTCAAAATACTGACGGAGCGATGAATCGTGCAATAGAACATCATATTGGATTTCATTCATCAGTTTATTACAACGGCTACCTAGCCGAAGTCTTCTTTATTGACGGTACAGCCCATGACGCTGACGCTTTCGGTGAAACCAAGAATGGTGTGTGGGTTCCGAAGAACATCACAGCCACAGA